TAGAAAGCTATGATAACGAAGAATTGTTTGTTGACTCTATTCATAGAAGCAAGGAAAGAACTGCAATTATACTTGGGCATATAGACAATATGATTGAAATATATGAAATAAAATGCCTAAAAAGCAAGAAAGAGTCTGAACAAAGAAAGTACAAAGCAATATATCATGTTTATATTGCACCTGAGGAAGAGGCTAAAACCGTAGAGGAAACAGCTAAAAGACTTTTTGTAACTTCTGCTTGCATCTATAATGATATAGACGATGCTGTAAGGTCTCTCACTTCTCTGATATTTGGCATTGATGGTTTGAGAATGTAATATGGGCAATGGGATAAGGAGGATTTATATGGAAAAAGGTGAGTTTATCAAAAGGATGTTGGATACAAATATGCAAATTACTCTATTGGCACACTACTTAGAACAATACCAACAAAATGCCTCTGCCTTAGAGTATACATATTCTCTTGTAACCATATTAGATAAACGGTGGAAGGGTGAAAAAGAAGAGATTAATAGATTGGCAAAGGATATGAGTTATACCACTATACTAACCTACAAAAATTCACTTGAACGCCTCAAAAAACAGATATATAATGCAGTAGAATATGAGATACAGATTCAAAATCATATCAAAGAGCTTAACGAGTTCTTTAACAAAAGAATCCTATGAAATCAATTTGTTGACAAAATAATCTCAGAAAGCCTAAAAATAAAGGATTTAATGTTTCGGAATTTTGAAAAAATGTTGATATTATCTTTTATTCGAATGTGATAAAATGGTATTGTAAAATATTATAGGCACCCCATTTACGAAAGTCAGATAACCCTATCTGGCTTTTTTATTTTTCTGAAGAGGAGTTGATAACTATGCCATTCACAGGTAGACCAAGAAAATATGATTCTGTTGAGGACTTCGTAACTGCCATGACATCCTACTTCGATTTATGCGAAAGAGAGAATGCGACCTCAATAAGGGAAAGCGGGAAGCTCTCTAGAGTACTTAATGTCGAACATCTCTGCTCTCATATGGGTATAGTTAAAGATACATTATATCAATATGCAAAACGAACTGATGGTAACGGGAACAGTTTTTCGGACTCGGTTAAAATGGCTAGTCAGTACATAGCAGGGTTTAAGATTGAAAAGGCTGCCCTTGGCTTCTTAAAGGAGATCACGACCATATTTGATCTTAAGAATAATCATGGCTATGTGGATAAGACTGAGCTTACTGTTAGCAATGAGCCTGAAAAGCTGTCAGCAGAAGACATTAAGAGACGTTTACAGGAGAAAAAGAAATTGGAAAATCAGTCGGAATAATTTCCAGTTGAGCTACGTTTTTTAATTTGAAAACTGGAGATATTGCGAGTAATTAAGAGATATTCGAAGGCTATTTTACAGATAGCAATCTGATTAATATTTTCTATTTTGTCAAAAATATTAATCGTCTAAAATGGCCTAAAATCGTCCTAAATCGTCTCAAATCTGGATTGAAAATATTTAAGATTACTGCGAAAACATTATTTCGTTTAATCAAGAGCTTTTCAACTGGAAATTGGACTGAGGGGGCGGGGGTCTGTTTCTCCCGTTTTTTGGAAGGAACCGCCAGTTAAGTCCCATAAAAATTTTTACCAAAATAAAAGGGGTGTTTTCTATGGAAGGTGACTGTTTTAAGGTAATTTGTTGTAAATGTGGTAAAGAAGTTGATTTAAGTTGTATGGAAACGAATGATATATGTGCAGTTGCTGTTGACGAGGATGAGCTTGCTGTTGACATTGAGTGTACTTGTGGGAACAGTTTCATTCTTCCAAATAAAAGGGGTGTTTTTGATGAAGGCAGTTAAGATTAAGTTTAGTTTACCCTTACTGCTCCAGCAATTAGGGTTGGATTATACCAGCCTTTTAGAAGTATATCGTGCAGAGGTAGATTGCGACAACAATGTTTGCTTGTATATTACAGGTGATCATCCCGATTTGCCTAAAGTAGTTCCTGGTGAGATACCTGAGGCGGTAATTAAGTGCCAAAGAGTTTATTCAAAGATAGAGGTTGTTCCTGATGTTTTTGAGGGCCTTCGAAGCAAACCCAATAAAGAATAAGAGGAGCACCACCTCGAAAAATCGGGTTCTAGACATACAACGGCAAGGGCTGCATGGATTTTTGATTAGTCCACCGTATGGACTTGTGATATTTTTTTAAATGCCTTAAACCCCTTGAGCGTGTAAGGCTTAAAAGCGATTTCTGTTTTTGGTATATGTCCACCATATGGACTAATAGGAGTGAAAGCATGGAAAATACTGAGGTTAAGGCCTATGTGGTAGAAAAAGGTACCGGGCTTATAACGGATGAATTAAAATCAGGAGACCGCATCATTAAAGGGAAAAGTATTGACTACCTTAATGCTAAGAAAAAGATAAAAGAAACCACTCAAGAGTGGAAAATCGAACATTTTTACAAAGGTCATATTGAGGAAATTAAAAAAGTTATGGCCGAACTTAATGTTTATGAGAAGGCTTTTTTATACAGCATTGCGGTTTATGTTGGTTACGAGGATTGCTGTTTAAAATATGAAAATGGCAATGATATAACTACAGATGATTTAATTCACCTTACAGGCCTTTCTAGAAGTACTCTTTTTGATACTATAAACAATCTTTCAAAGAAAGATATAATCTATAAGGGTAAAAACAGTAAGAACAGGCAGTTCTTTGTTAACCCTTGGTTATTTTGCAAAGGAAACAGGATCAATAAGGTCCTTAAGACAATGTTTAAGAATTACCGTATTAGAATTTTAGACGGTAAACGCTGGAAAGACTTAAAAGGCGATTTGCCATGAGTATTAAATGTTTTGAAATTAAAATTAAGGGTCAGTGGCAGCACATTGAATTTGAACAGCTTAAAACTGGTGATGTTTTTCGGGCGATTGGCCATGATGGCAGTATCGAGACAGATGAAGAAGGTAATTCTGAGTTTGTTATTGTTTTATAAAATAAAGTTGGTGAGGGTATGACGGATTCTAAAATTGACAAAATGGTGCAAGAGGCTCTTAAAAATATTGTGGTTATAATAGACACCCGCGAAAATCAAGTTGAGCATATAACGAGATACTTTGATAGTAAAAATATAAAATATTTATTCCAAAAACTTGATTTTGGCGATTATTCAGCAATTCTAAAGCCTATCCCTAAATTAGGGATAAATGAAGAAACTGAATTCTTCAGGCAAATAGCTATTGAACGAAAAAATAGTCTTGAAGAAATAAGCAATAACTTAGCAAAAGAAAGAGTTCGGTTCGAAAATGAATTAACACGATCTCTTGGAGCTAGATTTATATTGATGGTTGAAGAATCACAAGGGTATGAAAAGATCATAAATCATAGGTACGGGACTGATCTTTCAGAAAAATCCTTTTTGGCTACAATGTTCACATTTGGGCATAGATACAACATCGACATTAATTTTATAGAGAAACGATACGCTGGTATGTTTATATATTACCAGCTTTTTTATTATGTCCGTGAGCAATTAAAAGCGTTTTTTATATAAACATTTTAAACTAATTGGAGGGATAAAGATGGATTTCAATCAAAACTATGTTAATCAGATGAAAGAATGGTTAAATGAACGTAAAATTCGTATTGACGAATGCCAAAACAGCATTGATGCCGCCAAAAGATTAATAGAGTCAAATCACAAACAAATTGAACTACATAAAGAATGCTATAATGCAGCGGTTAAAGAGTTCAATGAGTGGGCATTAGAAAACGGTTTTGAAACAATAAAGCTACTTCCATGATTACTGCTAAATTCAGTCCACAATGTAAAATTTCCGAGCTCGAAGTATTTGAGTTCAAGACCTATAAAGAGTTTTTTGAGTGGTACATTAAGCACTATAACAAAGGTGCGATATACGGGGTGAAGGATGATGGTGAAACAGCGGAAAAGTAAGTGCTTTTTATTTTTAAAGCATAAATTTAAGCACGTTTTAGGGTTTGGGTACCGCTGCAAATATTGCGGTAAAACCAAGCATGAATGCCAATAGAGAGGGTGAAAAATGATGATATCAAAGAAAAATTGGAAAGAGTTCAAAGATTCAGGGCTGCTTTGGTGGATAAATATGATTCTTCATACATTCGGATGGGCAATAGTATTTAACATGGATGGAGACGAAGTAAAAGAGGTGTATCCTGCTAGAGTTAAGTTCAGAGGTTTTGGCGAAAACAACAATACCGAAGGGTACCAAAAAATCTCAACTTACTTGGAAGAAAACGCATCTGAACTTAAAAAAGAAGCTTTTGAATAGGTGATTTTATGGACCAGAAGCAAATCGACCTTATTATTGACTTCACTTACAAGCATTTTGGAAAAGATGCTGAAAGCATATTAACAGAATATCCTTTAACCGGTCCAGGTGGATTGAGAAGAATGCTCGGAGAATTAGATCCCGAGTTTTTTTGTTTGGCTTATCTTCCTGATCAGTTCGAGAGAGAGTTTGCGGAGTACTCAAGGACGATCTTATATACACTGAAAAATGTTATTGAGTCAGATGCAAGGGAAAAACAAGCTATTGTTGCACCTCGCGAGCATGGTAAGTCAACGTTCAGTTCGTTTGCTATGCCGACCTGGGCTGCGTGCTATAAAAAGAAAAAGTTTATTTTCTTTATCAGTGCTAATGGAGCTACCGCATCGAATTTTCTTGAAAAAACTAAGAAAGCTCTTGAAAGTCCAGCAATTACAGAGGATTTTGGCCCGCAAAAAGGTAAGGTTTGGAACTCTGAAGAGATCTGCTTGAAAAATGGTGTCTGGATTAGTTGTAGTGGTTGGACATCAGGATTAAGAGGATTGAATAAAGATACTCGTCCTGATCTCATTGCGTTGGATGATCTAGAAGATAAATCGGTAATGGAAAGTGATTCTCTTAGAAAAAAACTTGAAACATGCTTCAATGAAGAAATCGGGCGTTTAGGGACATATAACACTGACTTTTTTTATATTGGAACATTGTTAAGCGAAGATTCGCTACTTGCCAGAGTTATAAAAATGCCTTCATGGAAATCGCTGATACTTAAAAGGGTTATTACTTTCCCGGATAATGACGGTGAATTGCTCTGGGAACAATGGCGAAAGATTTATTGTAATATTTCCAACGAAAATCGCTTTGATGATGCATGGAACTTTTATATCAAAAATAAAGAAACAATGCTGCGGGGCGTAAAAGTATTATGGGAAGAAAAGGTTCCTTCAAACAAGACTAAATATCCTGGTGGATATTACAATGTAATGCTTGATCGTGTGGCTTTTGGGGAGGACGCTTTTTTTAAAGAAGATCAAAACGAACCTCGAAACAGTTCTGATAAGCACTTTAAAACTATGAGATATTGGCAAGACCTATACGAAGAACTTCCTAAAATTGAAAAATTAAAATTGGCAGTCGACCCGTCCGAAGGAAAGGGCTTAGACTCAACTGGCTATGCTCTTGGTGGGAAAATAAATGGTGGTATTTGCATTCAAGAAGGTCAGCTTAGAAATGATAAGCTAGGTGCTATTATGAAACATACGGAATGGTTCATAAATGCGTATCCAGACATTGACGAGGTTATTATAGAGGAAAACACCTATAAAGAAGACGGAACAGAAGAACTACGAAAATACCTTGTTGAAAAAGGGGTTTACCGTAAAGTAACTGGATTCCGTTCAACAACTAACAAACATAATAGGATAATTCAAATGGAGCCAGATATAAATGAAGGGCTTATTTTATTTAATAAACTCAACGTTCAATTTAACAATGAAATACTTGGATATCACGCAAAAGCACCTCATGATGATGCAGCGGATTGTACACAGGCCTTAGTTAAGACACTTAAAACTCCTGATTATTACATGAAATAGAAAGGCGGTGATAGATTTGAGTATTATGAATGGACTTAGAACAAGGGTTGACATGTTAAAAATGGCAATGTCCAAGAATCCAGATACCGCCTTTAGAACAAAAGCAGAAAATGCATTGACACCAAGGTATTCCAACCCTCCTCGAAGGGGGACGGCTCAATGGATTGACCTTTTTATGAAATCTCCCAGGATGGCACCAATACATAAAATAAGTGCTGACGTTGCAACTGCCGGTTATGGATTGTATGTTAACAATACCAAGCCTCGAAGAAAAATTGAGGAACATGTAGGACTTAAGTTACTTAAAAAGCCATGTCCAATAGCTGAAATAACTGAATATACCCTGTTTTATCTTACAGAGTTGTATACATTGCTTCCTTCGGGAGAGTCTTTTTGGCTCCTTGAAAGGAATGGCTTTGGAGTACCGGCAGAGATTTGGATTATACCTCCTCACTGGGTATTAGAAACTCCAACTGTTAGCAGACCTTTTTTCACAATTCTTCCCCAAGGAAATACATCGTTTAGAACCATATATGCAGAGCCAAGGGACATAATTTGGTTTAAGGACCCTGATCCTTTGAACCCATATGGCCGTGGACGTGGTCGAGCTGAAGGTATTGGGGATGAAATGGAAACTGATGAGTATATGGCGAAATGGGCAAAAAAGTTTTTTTACAATGATGCTGTACCGCCTGTTATTGGTATGATGCCCGGAGCCGACCCTAATGTTATTGATCGACAAGAAGAAAAATGGAATTCGAAGTATGGCGGAATGAACAATGCACATAAAACCGCATGGATTAACTGGGATGCTAAATTTCATACCCTTAAGGAAACTACCAAGGAAATGGATTTTATTGAGTCCAGAAGAAACTTAAGGGATGCTTGCAACAATTTCTGGTCCATGTCGGGTGAATTGTTTGGGATACTCGAGAATTCTAACAGATCAACAATTGATCTTGCTTATGAGCTTTATGCAAAGAATGTATTTTCAATAAGATTAAAAGCTATCGATGATACATTAAACCGCCAGTTCTGGCCACAGTATGACGAAAAATTGTACATTGAGCATGATAGTGTGGTACCTACTGACAAGGAATTTGAATTGAAGAAATCCGAATCCGGGTTGAAAAACGGAGGAATTACGGTTGATGAATGGAGGCATACAAACGGCTATGATTCTTTGCCAGATGGAAAAGGTAATATACTCTATACTCCATTAAACATGATGCCGACAGACCTGAATAGTGAGAACATACTTAACGGCTATGAGGATGAAAACGAGGAAGATAAACCATCCAAAGGGCTGTCTATGAAGCACAAAACAGCTATTTGGAAGAGTTTTGACAGAATAGCAACAAAGTATGAGCGGAAATTCGAAAAGGTTATGAAAAAGTTTTTCCAGGAGCAGCAAAACAGGTTGAATAAAGCCCTTGAGGATGAAAGAAGCAGTTCTTTTGATTGGGACGGAGAAAATAATAAGCTTTTTGATATTCTCGAGCCTCTTTGGATGGCGTGCCTTGAGGAAGGCTTTAATTTTGCAAATGATACTTACAGCCTTTCCCTTGATGAAGAGTTGGGGTTTGATGAGGACGAAACAGTTATAAAAGGTCCTATAGCCAGTCTGCTTTTCCGGTTCAAAAATTGGGTTAAAACATTTGGCAAAAAGACAGCTGCGGATATAAATAAAACATCAAAGGAAAGACTTCAAAAATCCTTAAATGAAGGCATTGCAAATGGTGAGTCAATTCCAAAGTTGAGAGACAGAGTTTCAGAAATTTATACTGAGTATAAAAAATCTCGATGTACAATGATAGCACGGACCGAAACAACGAGGGCTGTTAATGCAGGAAGCATTGAAACATATATTTTAGCTGGAGTACAAAAAAAAGAATGGCTATCCACAAGAGATTCAAGGGTTAGAGATTCCCACTCTCGATTAGACGGGCAAAAACGTCTTATAGATGAACTATTTTCAAATGGTTTAATGTATCCTGGTGACCCT